GCAATATTTGGGTGATTGTAAAGCAGTCGTCACACATCACAGTAATTCTGGTGTACATGCATTAGCGTTGGGTAAACCAGTCTTTACACAAGAAGGCATATCAAAATCACTGGTGGGTGAATTAGATTTATCGAAAATTGAATCCCCAATGATCCCCAGTGAAGAAGAGCGCGATATGTTTTTATTTAACGTTGCACAATGGCAATGGTCTGTTGATGAAATTAGTGGTGGTATTATGCTTAGATGTTTAAAAAGTAGGGGGTTATTATGAGATTGGTTTTTTATGCAGCGGATAAAGAGCGGGAAGGCCTATTAGCTCTAGCCTTTAATGAAGGCGTTATGCACCATGATGGGGATGTCGCTGTTGTAAAATCAACAACAGACTATGAATTACCTGAGATGGGAACTGATGTTGCAGTTGTAATAGGGGTTAAGGGTAAAAGTCGTCAAATTATAGATGATCATAAAGCTATGGGTAAAAAGATAATTTATATTGATAAAGGTTATTTCAGAATCGCTAATACACATCCAGATAGGTTAAGTAGATCATTATATTATAAGACTAGTGTCGATAATTTTCAGCCATTGGATTATTTAATGGATTTAAAAGTTAGTGGTGATCGGTGGTCTAAATTAAGTAAAAAATTCGGGTTAAAACTAAAACCGTGGCAGTTAAAGGGTTCAAATGTTATTTGGTTAGGCCCATCCCAAAAATATTGCACATTCCATGGACTGGGGGATGCTACTGAATTTTCAGAATCGAATATTAAAATTCTATTGAAAAAGACTGGTAAGGACGTGGTTTATCGACCTAAACATAGCTGGGGGGATGCAACACCTATAAAAGGTACTAGGTTTTCAAGACCCCCAATTAAAATAGAAGATGAATTTAAGGATGCATATGCTCTAGCGACACACGGTAGTAATATGTCAGCTGAAGCCATTGTTGCCGGTATCCCTATTATTGCATTCGGCCCAGCGATAACTAGACCGATAGCTTCAACGGAACAAGATAAATTAAATAAAATATCATTCCCTGATTATGATTTAAGGTTAGATTGGTTAAGAAAAATTTCTTATTGCCAATGGACATTAGCTGAAATGGCATCCGGACTAATGTGGTCTAATACTAGGCACCTAATATGAAAATTATAACATTCTTACCGAATAATATGATAAAGGAGCAAGTTGACACTCTTATTGCTTTCAGCAATGGTTTAATTGACCTAGGTTATAAAGTTTCGATAAATTCACATGATAATGTAGAATTGTGTGATGTAGCTGTAGTATTCGGTTGGAACAAACCATACCATAAAGAAATAGAACGCGTAATTAAAGAATTCGGTGGTCGTGTTCTAGTATTAAGTTATGGTTTATTCAATAGACCGAAGTACTGGACCGCCGGGTGGGATAATTTAAGTGGTCGCGCCGATTACGTTAATGAAAATTCACCCTCCGATCGATGGGATGAGATGGGTGCGGGGTTGAAGCCTTGGAAATCAACGGGGGAACACATTTTAGTTACTTGCCAAGTTCCAACGGATGGTTCCGTATATGACATTGATATTTTTCAATGGAGTCAGGATACTATAGATTTAGCTAATGAAATAGTGGATTACCCTATTAGATTTAGACCGCATCCACTCGCTACTAATATAACACCTGATATGGAAGGCTCTATAAGGTCGGAAGCATCATTTGAAGAGGATTTATTAAATGCTAAGGCTATAATAACGTACAATAGTACTTCCAGTAGCATGGCTATATTTGAGGGTATCCCACTATTTGCAATGGATCGTGGCTCAATGGCATGGGATGTAGCCAACAAAGACTTAAAAGACTTAAATAACCCAAAAATGTTTGACAGGGGGCAATGGTCCCATAATCTTGGGTATTGTCAATGGACATTAGACGAGTTTAAAGATGGCACGGCTTGGGACCATCTAAAAAGGGGAGTATTAACATGATTAAAATTTTTATCGGGTATGATCGTGCAGAAGAAGTGGCATATCATGTTTTATGCCATAGTATACAACGTAAAACTAAAGTACCTATTTCTATAACTCCAATTGAGTTGCGACAATTAAGCAATTTAGTAGATCGGCCAAGAGAACCAGAACAGAGCAATGAATTTACATTCACTAGGTGGCTAGTGCCATATCTATGTAATTATGAAGGTTATGCTATCTTCATGGATTGTGACATGCTTCTACGTGCGGATATAAATGAATTATGGGAACTCCGGGATGATGTTTACCCTATTCAGTGCATTAAACACAACCACGTCCCTAAAGAGGATACCAAATTTCTAGGTACTATGCAAACGAAATATGATCGCAAAAATTGGTCCAGTGTTATGATATTCAATAACGCTAGGTGTAAAGCCCTCACACCTGAATACATAAATACTGCTTCCAGACTTGATCTACATCAATTTAAATGGTTAAATGGGGAGGTTATCGGAAGTTTACCAAAAGAGTATAACCATTTAGTCGGTTATGACTTCCCAAATAATAAAGCTAAAATAGCCCATTTTACTCTCGGTGGTCCATACTTTAGAGAGTATAGGGGTTGCGAATTTTCAGATGAATGGTTTAGGGAGCACAGGTCTATGCTTCATTGTGATCAATTACAATGAATTACACAGTCGTCACAAGCTTCAGTGAAAAGGGTTTTCATGAATATGGTCGCCGATTCATAGAGACTTTCGAGCAATTCTGGCCCCCCGAAGTATCCCTTATAATATACCATGAGGGGTCGGACGACCCCATTATACTTCGACACCACAACGTAGACTTGATAAAATATGTCAAGAACTGCTATACTTTTTTGGAGAAATATTCAGGTAACCCATTGTTTAATGGGGCCTCAATTAATCGGCCCCTACCGTGGAAAAAGAAATGCATAATGGAAGGTTATAATTACAGATTCGATATGGTAAAGTTTGCTCGAAAGGTATTTGCCATTGAGGATGCAGCATCTATCAATAAAACCGGGAAAATGTTCTGGGTGGATGCCGATGTATTAACTTTTGCTAAAGTCTCCATTAACTTTCTAAATAGCCTTCTACCGGATGATGTAGCCTTAAGTTTCTTACACCGCCCCGATTCATACAGCGAATGTGGTTTTGTTGGATATAATTTAGACCACCCAGCCTGCCCGTCTTTTATCTCTGAGTTTGCTGGTGTATATAAAGACGGCAGGGTTATAGATTTCCCCGAATGGCATGATTCGTATATATTCGATAAAATTAAGGATTCCAAAAATATTCCGGGTTATAGCATACCTTCGCCTGTGGATCGGGGTCATATCTTTATTAATAGCATTCTGGGTAGTGTTATGGACCATTTAAAGGGTGATAGGAAACAATCTGGTAAATCTAATGATGTAGATTTAACAACGGAACATGAGCATGAATATTGGCAGGAGAGAGCATGAAGCAGCATGGTGGTTTATGGTTACCCGATAGCGATCAATATTTTGGTGAAATATTTGAAAGAGAGGGTGGTTTTCAAATAGATCGTCTTAAGATAGCCCTATCTTACGTAACGTCATGGGATTATGCTATAGATGGCGGTGCTCACGTAGGAACGTGGTCAATCGAAATGGCTAAGCAATTTAATCATGTTTTATCATTTGAACCGGCACCAGATACGTTTAAATGTTTGTGCAGTAATACAAAAGAATTTCCGAATGTAGAACAATTTAATGAAGCATTGGGTGATCGCCAAGGGCTTGTAAATTCAATGGATGATATAACTAGGCCGGGTAATACTGGTTCCCGATTTGTTGAGCAAAATTCCAATGGTAAAATCCCGATGGATAGTATTGATAATTTAGATTTACCCTCATTAGGTTTTTTAAAGTTGGATTTGGAGGGTGCTGAGTACTTGGCATTAAAAGGGGCGGAGGGAACGATATGTGAACATAAGCCCGTGGTTTTTGTTGAAATAAAAAAAGGGATGGCAGAAAGATTTAATAGCGATATGTATGCGCCGTTAAACTTTTTGAAGGAGCTTGGTGCAAAAGAAGTCGATCGTATTAAAAGCGATTATATTTATATGTTTGTTTAATTAATTAACAGAGGAACGAAAAAATGGCAGCTAGTAGAGGACGTAGTATTCTATTGAAAATCAGTGATGGTACCTCACCGGGTGCATTTACTTCTATCGCCGGGTTGCGGTCTAAAACCATCACTATTAATAACGAAACTGTTGATATAACCACAAGTGATGATGCCCCGTGGCGTCAATTGCTAGGTAATACTGGTATTCGCTCCGTATCGATGAGTGGTTCTGGTGTATTTCAAGATGATGCCGCTGTGAATGATGTCGAAGACTTAGCTATGAATGGCCTAGCGCAAGAATTCCAGATGGTGTTCGAGAATGGTGATATCATTCAAGGTTTCTTCCAAGTTACATCATTTGAGTACGGTGGTGAACATACCGCTGAACAAACTTATAGTGTATCATTTGAAAGTTCGGCGAATGTAACGTTGATTCGGGCTTAATATTTATTAAAGGAGCAATGTGATGGCTAATAGTCAGCGCGGGGAAGTTAGTATTAAATTATCGGGTGAAACTTATATTATGAGGCCATCCTTTGAGGCACTATGTGAATTGGAAGATGTACTGGGTACGACACTTCCCCAATTAGTGATAGATTTGCAAACGGGGAATGTTTCACTTAAAAAAGTAACCGCTGTAATTTGGTCGGGTATTTGGGGTTATAATAAAGATAAAGCCCCTAGTATGGTAGAAATCGGGGAGATGGTGGTCAATGATGGTATGTTGAACATAGTCAACCAAGACTTAGTTAAAGATCCCACGGTAGAGGATGCTGGGCCAATTATAACTTATTTGGTATATGGTATTTCCGGGAATGAATCTGTGGAGGAGGACCAAACCGAAGACCCAAAAGAGTAAGTGAAGACGATGAAGAAGAGGCTAAAGATTTTCGTCTTCACATGAGGTTTGCCTTGGGGGTGTTATTATGGTCACCCCAACAATTTTGGGAATCTACAATGTGTGAATTATTGGCCGCTAGTGAGGGATATACTAAGGCTAATACTGTTGAATCAGAGGATAAGCCTATGACTAGGAAGGAATTTAATGATTTGAAGGAATTATTGGACAAAAATAAATCATGACTACTAGGGTTGAAGACTTAATTGTTGAATTAAAGGCTGATATCAAACAGTTTACCCAACAGTTTGACAAAGCTGGTGATAAAATTGGGAAATTCAACAAGAAGACTAAGAAGACCAAAAAAGGTGTCACTGATGCTTCCAGTGCTCTCAGGGAAATGGCATCATCTGTTGCTATTTTACAGGGACCATTGGGACCAATTGCTGGTAGAATCGGTGCGCTCGGCGCGGCACTGGGCCGTGTAAACCCCCTACTTTTAATAGGGGGTTTAGCTTTCGCCGGTTTTACCTTAGCACTCCGCAAAGCTATTTCCATAGGTATTGATGCCGAAGTTCAATTACATCAATTGGAAGGCCAAGTTAAAGCTACTGGCTTTGCCGCAGGATTAACAGCGAAGCAAATAAACATATTTGCGGTGGGTCTTGGTGATGCTACGCTAACATCGGCAAAAGCAGTTAGAGAAGCATCGGGGATTCTACTTACATTCCGATCCATTTCCGGTGAAACTTTTAAGGAAACATTAAGACTGGCCCAAGATTTATCACAGGCCGGTTTTGGTTCCTTAAAAACCAATGTGTTATCTCTAGCTAAAGCTCTAGAAGACCCCGCTAGGGGTATGACTGCCCTTCGTCGTCAGGGTGTTATATTTTCTGAAACCCAAACTGAAATAATTAAAAAATTAGTTAAAACTAATCAATTATTTAAAGCACAAGAACTGATACTGGAAGCAGTTGCTAAACAGACTGGTGGTGCTGGGCTGGCAGCATCCCAGAAGACATTGGCTGGCTCTCTCGATACAATGGGAGAGAGAATGTCAAAATTCACTGAGCAAGTAGTGGAAAATAGTGGTGCCCTCGGATTTCTTAAGGATGTCTCTGATTCCATTAATAGGGGATTGGGCTCACTTATTAATAATACTAAATCATACGCTGATATGGAACTATCAACGTTGGTTGACCAGCACATGCAAATCTCGACTGCTATACTCCTAGAAAGAAAAGCCATGGAGGGAACATTCTTTCTAACCAAGAAAATACATAAAGATAATATCACTGAATTTAAGGAAACACAATTAGCTCTTAGAAAGGAAATTGAGAGTAGACGTAAATTACGTGCATTAGCGGCAGCGGGGCCGGGTAAAGTAAAGGCACAAAGAAAGATTGATGAGGATGCGGCTGCGGCCACAAAGGCTGCGGCTGCGAATGATAAATTTCAGGCTTCTTTAGAGAAACAAATTGCCACACTTGGTGCTACTAACGTTCAAATGTTACAGTATAAGGCGTCCTTATTAGCCTTAGGTGACCCACAAAAAGCTGTGATAAATGGGCTGATAGAAACTATCCAAGCGTTTGAAAATCAAAAAGTCGCCTTAAGTGATACCACTAAGGCGATGGCAGCTAGTCGATTAGCAGAACTTGATAAATCTATGATGAGTGAAAAAGAGTTATTAGCTCTCGGTTATAATGAACAGACTGTTATAATTACCGACGCCTTAGCCGCTCAAGTTACAAGTTTAACAGATGCTAAAGTTAGAATGTTAGAATTGGAAGGTAAATATCAGACGGATTTAGAGGCCATTACCCGCAAAGAAGCTTTAGGGGGTCTCGACCCTGAAACAGTTGATAAGCGTTTAGCTACATTAGATGAATCGTTATTATCTGAATTAGATTTATTAGCATTAAATTATAACCAGCGTGTTCAAATAGTTACCGACGCTTTCACTGAACAAGAATTAACAGAAGGGGCTGGGAAAGAAAGGTTATTAGCATTAGAAGCCGGATATCAACAAGATAAAAGTAGGATAGTACAACAAGGTGAAAATACTCGTCGATTAATGATGGCATCTGGATTAGGTGCTGCGGCTAACATTTTTAATGCCTTGGGGGCATTGATGGGGAAAGCCGGTGAGAAAATGAATGCTAGGCAAAAAGGAATGGCCCGTTTAGGCATTATAGCCTCTACCGCACAGGCCATTATGAACGCTTTAGCTGTTCCCCCCTACCCATTAGGTGCAACTTTAGCAGTAGGTGCAGCATTGCAGGGTGCCCAACAATTAAGGGCGGTGGGTGGTGGTGGCGGCATATCAACTCCCTCCTCTGTCTCAGAGACAGCTACCCCGACAATAGCTACCCCGACAACTGTAGGTTCTGCTGGTTCTGGTGCGGTTAATCTCAGGGTTAATTTAGGTGATGATGATGATTTGATAAGTAAGAGTGCTGTGCGCCGTCTTATTGATAAAATTAATGATGAAATAGCAGATGGCGCAACTTTAGCCAGCATAGGGGTTTCTTAATAGTGGCTAAAGGTAGAAATTTATTACTTCAAGTTGACATCAGCGGCACGATGACGACTATTGGTGCCTTACGCTCCAAAACTGTTACTATCAACAATGAAACAATAGAAATTACAAATCTTGATTCCAATGACTGGAGGGAACTTAATCCCAATGGGTTGGGTTCTAGGACAATTTCAGCATCTGGCTCCGGGGTGTTTACTGGTGATGCGGCAGCTAAATTTATTGAGGATGCCTGTTTTAACAGAGACATCCTGTCAATGCAAATAGTATTTGAAAATAGTGATGTTCTATCCGGTAATTTTGCGGTAACTTCCTTTGTTAGGGGTGGTGAACATACTGCAGAAGAAACTGTATCGATATCATTAGAAGGTTCCGGTGAATTTACAATGACAAGAATACCTATTCATTGTATAGGTGCTCTTACTGCTGATACTTGGGTAGCTCAAACTATTGGGGATTTCACTGGTTCCACGAATTATTTGAATGGTATAGCTTCAGATTTAGCGGGACTGTGGGTAGCAGTAAGTAATTTAGGATACATCGGATCTTCTGTAGATGGTGGTGATTGGGTTACTAGATTTTTTGATGTAACTATATCCATACATGACGTTGAATACGCGAATAGCACATGGGTAGCTTGTGGGCAAAATCATATCTATTATAGCTCCGATGGATTATCTTGGACTAAGGTGTTTGTTGCATCAGCAGTATTCCACAAAGTTACTTATAATGATGGGGTTTGGGTAATTGTCGGAACTGGTAACAATATATATAGATCAACGGATGATGGTGTATCGTGGACACAGGCTACTACTGTCCCAGCGGGGGTCGGTACATTTCACAGTATAGCTTATGGCGGTGGTGTGTGGGCTGTGGGTAAAGCTGATGGTACCATTCTTACGTCTACAGATGATGGGGATACTTGGGTAGCGAATAGCACTCCGTTTGATGTCATTGCTATCCAAGGGATGGCATATGGCCAAAGTAAGTTTGTAGCTGCTAATGGTAATGGTCAAATTGGGTCTTCATCTAATGGGGTCGATTGGGTGATCGACGGTACTGGGTATGGTTTTGCCAATGACTTGATATTCAGTCCGGTAGGTTTATGGATACTTGCTGGTTTTACTAACGGAAAAGAATTATACCACTCTACAGATGGAACATCTTGGACTCTGGTAACTGGGGTTTTGGGGGCTACTAATAATGTAGTGTCCGTTGGATTTGATTGTGCTGGGGCTTTATTAGCAGTTGGTTCTTCAGATGCATTCGTTGGTGCAAAAATATCGAAGTCAACAGCTTAATAACTTACAGATAGGATTTTAATTATGGCTAAACCAAAATTCGGATATGAAAATTTTTTCACCACTGGTGTGGTAACAGTAACTAATGAGGCTGTTGGCTTCCCGAAAGAAAATGCTTATGATTGGAATACCTATGATTACTGGAAGGCTAGTTCTGATGGGATAGTTTATATAACAGTCGATTATGGTTCTGCTAGATCGGCTGATTATTGGGGCATCGCCGCACACACTTTATTTGATAATGCTGGTACCGTTCAATGTCAATATAGTACGGATAACTTTTCTGCAGATATCAATGATATAGGTGATTTGGTGACACCATCGGATAGTAGTCCGATTTTTAGTATTTTCACCGCTACTTCCGCTAGATATTGGCGTCTTAAAATTACTTCTACAGGCGCGGCCAGTGCTATAGGAGTGGCATCGATCGGGGCGGCGTTGGAGATGGATCGCGCTGTGAGTTCTGGGGCCATGCTACCTAAAGAATCCCGAACAGATACGATAATAAATCAAACTTCAGAAGGCGGTCAATTTATAGGCCGATCGATTGTGAGGAAAGGTGTTAAGTTCGATTTGTCATTCACAATTCAAACACTGGCATTTGCCCGTGGGAGTTGGAGTGCGTTTCTTGATCACGCTGAAGTAAAACCATTTTGGTATTCATGGAACCCGGATTATGATGACGCTGTATTTTGTTGGATGGATGGTTTCCCCATGGCCCCCAAATTTGATAGACCTAATACAATGACCCTTGGTATGAAATTGATGGGATTGCGTTCGTGAGTCATGCTGCAGAAAAGTCTGTAATAGGGCGCATACCTTTTGCTGTCATTAAATTATCTTTAGATTATTGTACCCGCACATATGGTCGGGATGAATGTACTGTAGGGAGGGAAGCATCTGGAACTGCTCAAGCCGGTGGGATTAATACTATCACGGTATCCGCTAGTGACTCTTTCGGTGATGACACCCTAATCGGTTACGTTGTTTATATTTCCGGTGGTGCGGGGGTTGGGCAAGAGGGCCGAGTTACGACCAATGACAATACCACCAAAATAGTTACAGTTGCGGATAATTGGTCTACGCAACCAGATAACACCAGTACTTACGTACTCATTAATAGAACTACGGCTTGTCATAATACGCGGTCCAATTGCCAAGATGTATCCAATTATGATGGGAGCCCTACTGAAAATGAAATATGGATAACTAGCATCACAGCTGACTTCCCGGCTGATATTTGGGATGAAGCTAACCTCGGCATCGCTGTACCCACATTGAAAAAAATTTCTGCCACACCCCCTAAGATCGATATTGCGGGGGGGCTTGGTCAACGTGCCTCCATTTCCGTTAATTGCGTTGACTTCCCTCATCACGATCGCGGTGTTGATAAGTATGCTTTAAATCGCTTATATGATGCCTATGATAGAGGTACATTTTGGGGTAAATTCATAACTAGAAATACTTATTATCAAGGCCGCACATTAACTTATTATGACGGGTATTTAGTTGATGGTCTTTTTGATGTAACAAACTTTCATGCCAGAACGTACATAATAGAAAAAATTACCGGCCCCGACAGTGGTGGTGGGGTATTTATAATTGCTAAAGATATCTTAAAATTAGCGGATGATGATAGGTCATTTGCCCCCGCGCCGTCTGTGGGCATTCTCGCAGCTGAATTATTATCCGGTGAAACGGGCTCTCTCATGCTACCCACCGGTGATGGTGCTGAATATGGCGACAGTGGTTATGTTAGGGTCAATTCAGAGATTATATATTTCGCTAGTCGGTCTGACGATGTATTAACTACGTTAACTAGGCAAACATGGGGAACCACTTTAGACAGTCACGAGGTTGGTGATTCGGTTCAATTATGCCTATCTTATGAAGATATTAATGTTGTAGATATAGTTGAAAATTTATATACCACCTATACGGATATACCACCAGCTTATATACCATCTACTGATTGGGCCGTTGAGAAAAATACATTATTGTCTTCAAACAATTTAACTGCTATAATATCAGAACCGACCGGTATTAATAAACTTGTTAAAGAGTTAGTTCAACAAAATTTAATGTACATATGGTGGGCGGATGAAGTACAGGAAATTAAATTAAAAGCTTATGCGCCTGTCACATCTACTACCCCCATTAATGATAATGATAATATTTTAGCTAATTCTATAAAAGTTTGGCATGAACCGAAATTACGTGTTAGTCAATTTTGGATGTATTATGCTTTAAGAGATTATACTGATACAGACACCCGTAATTATAGAAATTTATACATACAGGTGGACTCTGACACGGAAAGTACAGATAAATATGATGAAACCAGACGTCGGAAAATAGAATCAAGGTGGTTAAATTCTGTTGGTGCCGGTCTCGTTTTACAAATAGCTGGGCGCACTTTATCTATATTGTCAGAAACACCTAGGATGGCTAAATTTCGTTTAGATGCCAAAGATGAAGTTGAAACGGGAGACTTTATTACTTTAACTACAAGATTGATGCAGGATGCTAGTGGTCTCGAAGTTGATCTTGATATGTTAGTTATTGAAAAAAGACAGATTATATCAGGTACTACATATGAATATTTAGCCCAAGAATTTAATTTTACAGGTAAATATGGTTATATCGGCCCTGATACACTCCCGGATTATTCGGGGGATACTGTTTTAAAACAAGATGGTGATGCCCTGTTAACCGAGATTGGTGATTTTATCTTACTGGAAGATGCCATAATTACTGATGGTGCCAGTGATGCACAAAAGAGTGCTTATGCTTGGATAGCCCCTGATAGTGGTTATTTTGCTAACGGTGATGAAGCCTATAAAATTTTGTAAGGAAAGAACATGACTGACTTTAATGCTATTCCAGACTCCGATATCGACCCAGAGAGTCCCATTGTTACAACTTTAATGACGTGGCTGCGTGATAACCATATAGCCACCGCAGAAGCTGCGGATGGGGCACCTAATATATGGCATAGATTTAATCCGTGGTTAATGAATTTTGGTGATCAGTCTGATGGTGCTATAACTCATTCCATAACTGCGAGCGTTCCGGGCGGCTTATATCAATGTACTACATTTACCATTGATGCCAGTGTGGTAGCTACATTTGATGCCCCTGTAATCATCAGGGCTTCCACTTCTATTATCATTAATGGTAACATTAATTGCCGAGGTGCCGATAAAAGTTACGAATTGAGTGGCGGCGGGGCTATCGGCGGTGGCGGTGGCGGCGGTGGCGGCGGTGGCGGTAGTTTTTATAGTGATGGTAATCCGGGCCTCCCCGGACAATTTGGGGTATATGATGCTGTGGGTGGCATCTCAGGTACCCCCGGATTTTATGGTAGCACCGGTGGTAGTGGTGGCGGTGGTGCCACTAATGCTACCACTAGGGGTAAAATATCAGCTTTAGAAACCCTCCCGGCGGTCCTCTCAGGTGGTGCCGGTGGTGCCGGTGGTTATGGTGGCAGTAATACTGATACCAGTGGTGGTGCCGGTGGTGCCGGTGGTGCGGGTGGCGGGCCTATCATTCTCATTGCCCCTAGCATTATTATTGATGCCGGGGCTGTGCTTAATGTTAGCGGGGCTAATGGTAGTAGCGGTGGTGCCGGTGCCTCTGGTGGTGGTGCGGGCGGTGGGGGTGGAGGTGGTGCTATTATTAAGGTCGGTAGGGCGATAACGGATAATGGTACTAATACAGTTACCGCTGGTGCTGGTAGTGCTAGTGCCTCCGGTGGTGGTAGCAGCGGCGCAGGCGCTGCTGGGTGGGCATTAAATCTGTTGATTGTTGACGCATAAGGAGTAGGGTAATGGCTTCAACCAAAATATCAAATCTAACAGCAGTTGTTGCGGTGGCCCTAACTGATGCATTTATAGTTGTTCAGGAAGGCGTCTCAAAGAAAATGACAATCGATCAAATCCGCACACTTGATGCTGTGACTATATCAGGTTTGGGTGATGAAGCCACATATCAATGGCAATTAGCAATCGTCACTGATGATGTGGATGGTCCCGGTGTTGATAATCGGTCTATTGTTTATAGTGATGGTGTAGACTGGCGTCGAATGTCAGATGGGACTATCCTTGCCTTGAGACCACCCACGGCGGATGTGATTATTTCAACAACCGCACCGGCAGTGTTATGACAGCTACTAAAATATCAAATTTACCAGCTGTTGCAACGCCTGAGTTTACCGATGAATTTGCTATTGTTGATATTTCAGCGGATGAGACTAAAAAGGCAACCCTGGGTATTGTTAGGGCAAAACCAACATACTCATGGGCGAATTTACCTGATGTAGGTACATACCAATGGCAATTAATTATCGTGTCCGACAACGTCAACTCTCCTTTAGCTTATAGTGATGGTGCCGATTGGAGATATGTTAGTGACGGTAGTTTGGTTAGAATGGAAGATATACGCTCGGGTAGTTTAGTAATCATCACTATGGCACCCTCAGCTATAGTCGATTTAACGATTGAAGTACCTATAACTAGTCTAGTATTAACTACAACAGCACCAACAGTAGTATAAAGGAGCAATTACATGATTTTTATTAGTGCGGGGCATTATGAACGTAAACAGGGTGCTAGTTTCGGTAATTTCACTGAATGGAAAGAAGCTACATCGTGGCAAAGTATAATTATGGGATTACTTGGGCCTGCAGCTATAGCTGTTCCGCCCATATCATTAAGAAGTAAAGTTATATTTATCAATAACCATAAACCCGACAGCGGTGACATAGCAGTTGAAATTCACTTTAATAGTGCCGTTAACTCCCACGGTAATCATATCGGGGAAGGCAGTGAAACTTTATACTGTCCCGGTAGTTCTAAAGGTAAAATTATAGCTGAACACGTGCAAGGGTCGATGTGCCGTATTTGGCCACCCTCTAGGGGTGTTAAAGAGGGTTGGTACCAAATGAACCCAGATAAAGGCCCAGATTATTTCCTAAAGGCTACCCACTGTCCAGCGATTATCGTTGAACCGGAATTTGTGCATAATGAGGATATGATCGAAGAACGTAGGTATGTCGGATGTGCAGCACTGGCCGAGGCACTCCTTGACCTACAGACTTGATACATCTCCGTCGCACGGGGAGGTATCCCCGTGCGACTTGAAGATAGATATAGGTACATATGTAGCTATTTTATAGGTCGATAAGAAGGAGGACGAGGGAAAATGAGTATACCCATTACCAATTATATGATAATAAAGGGGGTGATCCTTGGAGTTACATTAATACCGGGACCAAGTATACTTGGGTGTATTAAACTTATTAAAGGAGATAATTATGAAATTTAGTCAAAACTTATCCACCTTCATATCCAGTAAAAGTAATTGGACTGGGATGGCGGCGATAATCGGTTCCATCAGTACATTTATTGCTGGGACCATAGATACCGGCCTTATGTTACAAGGTGTATTTGGCGGGCTAGCATTAATTTTTGTTAAAGATGCTGTAGCTAAAGTCGGTAAATAGTTGTATGACTTCACCACCCGGAATATCTTCCCCGCGTCCGGGTGGTGCTTTTTAAAGGAGATATCATTATGTTTGATTTTTTAGGTGATGCATTGGGAGCCATTATTTCAGGCGGCACTACCGGATTACTTGGAGCCGGTATCAGTTTGTTCGGCGAGATTAAAAAACAGAAAATGATTTTTGATCATGATGAAAATATGGAAGGTTTAAAGCAAGATAGTATGAGATTAGAGGCTGATCTCAAGATGGATTTAGCTAAAGTAGAGGGCGGCATAAAAATCGACCTTTCTGAAATGCAAGCCTTTACACAATCCCAATCCAATGACAAAGCGACTTATTCTGATCCCAGTAAATTCGGGGCGATAGGTAGATTTTTTATGGGAATGGTTGATTTTTGTCGCGGTATGATCAGACCCAGTATGACTGTTTATATGACGGTATTAACGACCCTTATGTACTGGCAACTGATTGAAATGGTTGGTGGACTAGAGGGTGTTATTAATAAAGACATGGCCCTCGGTATGATTCAGCAAATTACCCTCGTTATCCTTTATATAACTAGCACTGTTATTTTATGGTGGTTTGGGACTCGTCAGAAGATAATTCAGAAACCATCTGTTTAATATCTTTTAGAGTGTAATTAACTTTCATTATTTTATCAATGCCAGTGATAACCAGTACCAAATTTTTCTGATTATCTAATTCGGTACCTTTTCGCTGGCCTTTATAGTGATTCCCCCACATATCGGTAATTTCATAATACCACCAACCATCAACTTCATAAAATTTAATTAATTTACATTTCTCTTTTTTAGGGTGGGGGCCACCTGCTGCTACATTAATCATTTAAGTACCCTTCCGTAATTGTCTTCCAATCGTTCTATATCTGTTTCAGATAATTTTTTTCCTAAAGCTATCTCTATTACTACTGCTGGTGTATCTTTAAGATTGGTCAATCTATGTACGGATTCAGCATTAACCTTGATAGATTCACCGGCCCACACCTCATGTGTATTATTATCAATTTCTGCCATAATAACACCACTTGCTATAACCCATATTTCACTTCGGTGGGAATGTTTCTGCAAACTTATGGATTGTTTCGGATTTATGGTTAAACTTTTAACCCAATAACCGTTAGCTTGCATAAACAATTGCCAATGACCCCACGGACGTTGTTGCGCGGTTAATTCACTACTCGATGCCCGTTTTACTTCACCGCCCAATCTAAATAATCTAATAATTCCCAGACTTGCACACAATTCTGATTCCGGTGTATTAGTCTCTATACGGTCACCACCATTACCGAATATATTTGGTCGGTATTCTTTTATTGCTTCACAAACTGTATCATCCTTATCATCTACCCCAACCACACTATCCACGTAATTGATCGATTCCAATATTTCCCTTCGGTCATCCCATGGCATGAATGTGTAACCTTTTTTACGTATTAACCAATCATCACTATTTAGAGCAACTATTACTTTTCCATATACCGCTGCATCTTTTAACAAATCGAGATGCCCAACATGGATTGGGTCGAAACCGCCACTAACCATAATAGTTTTCATTTTGATAGTACCCCCGCTAACTCTTTAAAATCGATTTTTCTAGACCACATGTGATCGCACCGCATAACTAATTCACGTTTGGTTAATCGCCCAACCATTTGGGCCTTTTGCCAGTCAAACAGCATAAAATCATCTCTGCCAACCCGTAAAAATAACCAACAATGCTGATCATGCCTCCCCCTATGCCGTAACCATTTTCTTTGTTCAGACGTATAGTGATCTATCGTAACCACTGTATCCTTCATTTTCGGCCAATTATGGAGATATTTAAGTTCAACCCAACCGCCAACACCCCGCATACCATATGATACATCAGGTATACCAAGTGTCAGTTTATCCTCATGCCGTTGGGCATGCCAATAACCCTTCATACCTTTTCTTAAGTATGCCCAAAAAGTGCTCTCATCCATGCATCTTCTCGAATTCGATTTGGCTAGTTCCTTTATCTTGGGTTAATTTACCTAACATATCTAACACAGCCAACCAATCATGAATTGGCCATTCTAATTTAGCTGATTGAACATTCTTACCTAGTGTATCCATTAAAGATGCCCCGACATATGATGCATGGTCTCCCATACCCTCAGTATCTAGAAATATAATACCATCCATGATGTCCGCTAATTTTACCACAGCCTCAATATAAGTTCCAGATATCGCATCCTTAGCATTACTGTATACTTCAGACATTTGGCGATCTAGGGCGTCGAAAGGGTCTTCATCACATTTACTCTTGATCATCTTCTTCATTGGTGTTGCAACATCACCAGTAATAACTTCTGGTACGTCATGGTTTAACGACCAGTTCATTAATTTTATTTTTTCATTATCCGGCAGGGGGCCAAGGTTAATTAATTCTGCTATTTCTAAACTAAGCATAGTTACTAAGTATAAATGCTCAGCCAGTGTCTGTTGTCGAGCAGTACGTACAATTTGCCATCTGGTAACGTGCCCGGTTCTTAAAATATCTTTAATTGTAATTTCCATAATCAATTCCTCCGGTCTACCCATCTATCCAATGTATGTAAAGCATCCTTAACCCTAGGTTCGATGTGGTGCTCTCTGATATGTCGCATTTCATAATTTATACTTGCTAACACGCAAGCCTCCCGTAATTCAGACGGAGTGAAATGTGCGGATTCGATCATATGCTCAAGAGTATTAACTAAATGATTATACTCAGGGTCATTCATGAATTTCTCTCTGGGCGATTTCATTGATCTAGCCATTCTCTTTTCTCCTTAATATTGGGGCCGGTTTCCCGGCCCCGCAATTTTACAACTTTGCTAAACGACCAGTTAGGGTAGCTTTAGCCTTTACTGCCTTAGCAACGGCACGTTCAGCCGCTTTAAGTATCTTATTGGCACTTGCGGCGACTTTACGTTTTGCCATTGCTTCGGCTTTCAGTTCCTTGATCGAGGCATTTACCTCTTTAATTGCTGATCGAAGGTCTGCTTTTTTCTGCTTGTTGTCACTCATTGTTCTTGCTCCTCTTTCTTTGGTTTAATGTGGTTCATAAATCCGGTATCTGGATTAACTTCCCACTCTCTTTTGCGGTTAATTTCCATCTTTTCCAAAACCGCCTTTCTTACATCAATGCCTTTAAGGTAAGCTATATCTAAGATAAGGATTACCAAATCAGCATATTCATGTGGATCATCCTGATCCTGTAACCACTCAGGTATCTCCTCAAGGATTAACTTTGTGGTCGCATTGAATACTGTTCTATTGGGGAACGTCTTATCTGCCCAAGAAGCAATTTGCTCCTGCAGCATACCGATATCACCATCGGCCAGTATTTCATGGTTCATATTTACCGCCTTCTGGTCGATCATCGAATTTGTCCATTTTACGTAATTCCTGAGCGAGCAACATTAAAACACAACAAGCAGCATGAGCCAAGTGTGATTTATTACTTTCCTCATCGGGGCCTTTTTTGCGCCACCAAGCAATTAAATGACCCATACCAGCGCGGAATAAACGGCCTGAACTGATACCTAGTTCCCAATTCCGATCATCATACTTCTCGGCTCCCATGGTGAGAATGTGAGTTACTTCATCCAGTGCGTCATATGGGATTAAATCATAGCGCGGCTTGCCCTCATCAAACTTTAGTCCTTCTGTTTTCTTTTTGACATCAGTTGATGGAGTGATGCGTTCGTTAGGTTCCTTATCCATTACCATTGCTCCTTGATGTCATTAACTGTTGGGCCGTAGCCTAAATATCTAGTTCCTCTCCCGCCGTGCTTTCTACACACCCTATTAATATCCCGAATTAGTGCTGGCGCTAATCCGTCGTCATCCATATAATTCATGAAATTCATAAATATTTCAGTGGGGCGACATACTCGCATCGCTTCCTTAGCTTGTTGTTCCGAGAAAGTGAATATGCGCCGTGGAAGTTGTGTAACGGTTGTTAGTTCAGGCTCAACCCCGATACTTTCAAATGTAATTTCTTTTTGATCAGAATAATGTGGCCCGCTCCAACCAATTTGTTCCCCATCTTCATCATATCGATTAGCAACTCGGATCGGGAAAGTACGCATCGCCCCGATGATGTCAGTTAGCCACCCGACAGGAACCCCTGCATCTGTGGCAATTTGTGCTGGTGTGCACTCTCGACTAGTAACATAGGGGTAAAAACCACTATTAATCCCTAACGAGAATCCTTGAGCACCCTCTATTAGAATATTTTTTGCAGAATCTAACGCCGCATTATACTGTTCTGATGATACTACAAATTGACTTAGAGGTGAATCATCCAACGCTGATACCGCTATATTCATATTATGCGGATTTCGTTGGATTTTTTGAATTAAAGCAGCACCAACCCCTTTTTTGGTACTGCCTATGCTTGTCATTGTTTTATTTTCAATATCCACATGCTCATCGGTAATAATTGTGGCGTGTGGGTGGATCATAATATCAGCACCGGCAATTACATCTTCACATTGACTGATTTCTTTAATTAGATTATCAGGGTTAATCAGTGAACCGGGGCCGATCATAACTTTATTTAAATTGGGTGATACAATACCATTACCTAACATGGTGTGGACAAACTTCCGACCATTACTATTGATGTATGTGTGACCTGAATTGCTCCCCCAAGCTGTGACAATCGTATCGGGTGCATCACGTTCGGCGATGTAACCAGCTAATAGCCCCTTGCCGGTTGACCCAAACTGTAAATCACAAATTAATACTACTTTTTTATTCATCAGTTCCTCCTTTAATTAGAGCCATCTCAAATCTTTGCGGTATCGGTCTGTAATCCCATGCTTTTTCTGCCTCTTCTGAACTCGATTTTATCGGCCCCTCGGCATGGCAATCTTGGCAATATACTTGGAAACCACCATCATGCACGGGTGATATCATATCTAATTTTTTACTTTGGCAGAACGGGCACACCTTCATTATCGGCCTCCCCCTTTTTATTATTACGCCAATCTTTTTGCTTAACTCCGGAGCAGTCTTTGCAAATCCAATCATACCGTTTAGCTCTGGACGGATAGAATCCAGTTTTCTCCCCGAAATCTTCTTTACACACTCTGCAGGTCTTTAACTTTTCGGCCATCTTCCAACTCCTTAATAAATTTATCAAATACCGGTTTTAAAGCATCCTTAACATCCTCTTCGTCCCCGTGTCCTTTAGTTTCGTGTAATACGATATGACCTTTGTATGATACAATTCTGCCATTCCATTTTCGTTTAGTCTCATCAAAAGTGTAATCCAAATAGATTTCACCCTTATCTTTTAACCAATCTTCATAACTCATTTAAACCTCACTTTCTTTATAATAGCTAAGTTTATTTTTAATTTGTAAATGTTTTTTATAATTACAATTAAAACAACGAATAGCGAACCCTTTTGGCCACCCCTCTTGCTTCAATTTCATATATAATCTCTCACCACCCTGATTACGATTCCCAAATCTCTCTAATCTATCCGCAGCACCACCCTCATTAATGTGATCTAGAGTAAGAACATCCATGTCATCGATCCCACAATCACAGCATACTGGACCACCATAGGCTTTAAAGCATTCTAATTTAATATTCTTATTTCTTTTTCGCCTAGCCCTGTTAGCACTGTCTTTCACACATCTAACACAACTCCCGCTACATTTATACCTAACATTATTATGTGGGTGTTTTGTACATGGTTTCCCCACATATCTTCTTTCTGTTAAATTTTCCACATGTATTTCCTAATTGGGTTATATACACCCAATTATATCATATCGGTCAGCGGCTGGCAACCCACCAATTTGGGCCAACACCACCGTCACAGCGAATAGGGACCCTGAAATGTATCGCAGAATTAGGACCGAAGTCCTCCATTATTTCTTTAATCCCGGCATCCAATTTAACATCACCCTTAGGTACACTACTATCATATTCATCATGAACATTTAGCAATAGTCTACCTTCTGTTCCCTTTAGGAAATCATATATTTCTATTATTTTGGCTTTAAGAGCATCTGCGGCTGACCCTTGAAATATAACACCACCAGCTTTATGGGTAAAATTCCCACCGGGAAATCTCAGCCGACGCCCCATGATTGTCTTAATATAACCGCGAGATTTTGCTATACTGGATGCCTTATTGAGCATTACTTTAAATTCTGGGAATTTATGGTGATAATTATCAAATATTTCAATGGCTTCAGGCCCCGGTTTCAGGTAGTTGAATGTTTTACCACTCTTCTCGAAAGATGCGTGAGTATAAGGTAATCCCATCTCGGCGGCTAACTTACCTGATCCCATACCGAATAGTAACCCAAGATTCACTTGTTTGGCATTACCCTTCCTCCCGGCTTCTGGTGATCTAGGTAAACCTGTCATATCAGCGATCATCTGATGGAAATCGGCGTCGGGATCATCGATATATGCCTTATTTAATGCCTCTGCATTAACATAATGACCGGCAACCCTGAAATCCATCTGTGACCAATCGCGGCAGTTCCATTGTTGGTCTTCATCAGGTAAGAATAAAGCCCGGACGATACTAGCAATTGCTTTATCCCTTTTATGGATTTGTTGGAGTGCTGGGCCATTTACACTTAAACGACCAGTACCAGTACCTAAATCATTATCACTCTTAGTTTGATTATAATTACAATGAATGATACCATTGTGATGATGCCCGAGCATATGACCTTTTAGAAAGGTGTCTCGGGTCTTAAGTAATTTACGTAAAGATAAAATTTTCGATGCGGCGGGGTGTTTCATTGCTTTCAGGGCATCAGCATTAATCGATGCTTTCCCTGCCCCGGTTTTTATTAATCTTGTACCATCGTTAGCTATCCAAGTACCTTCATTATCTTGTTTAGGTTCAAATAACTTATGGATACTACCACTTGGATTTGGATTAACTGCGAACCCAGCCATTTTATTTAAATCTTTCTGTTGATTATCAATTAATATAGTAACTTCATCAATTGTCTGTTCAACTTTACTGACATTAATCCTGACTCCACGATATTCCATATCGAGGAGCGCTGGTATTAAATCACACTCTAATTTATGAACTTTTGTTAATTCTTGTTCTTCAATGATCGGTTGTTGGTATACCCACAAATCCAGTGTGACTCTTGTATCTTGCTTGGCATATTTACTAACTACTTCAATTGGTGCCCGTTGCAAATTCTCCGCTTGCACGTTCCGGGTGGCCCTGCCCCCGAACATCCTAGCTAATTCATCCCATATATCTTCAGTTTTACCTATACCTAGATATTTTTTACCTAGGTAATCTAAATTGTATGCTAATAAATGCTCGTCGATTAAGGCTGCTCTGATTATAACATCATCAACTTTGTCTTCCGGCACATGAATCCCAATTTCCCGGAGCATGTGCATATCAAATTTAGCGTTAGCGAAAATTATTAATTTTACTCTCTTTAACTCTTCATTCAACCACGGTATAACATTCGGTGTCTGTCTTATATCCCAATAATAATCTTTACCATCCGGTGTTGAAATTGATATACCGAATACTCGATCCGACCACCAATGCAAGCCAGTAGTTTCAGTATCCACCGCTATGAACGGGAATTTACTTAAATCAGGAAAATTCATGTGTGTCTCTCTATGGTCCCCATTGTATCACATGCCCACTGTCGAGTCAATATAACATTTAAGTTTTCACATCGACTTCTCTATTGATGCCCTCAAATCGGGGTCCATATCACCGATATTTTTTAAGGCCCATGATTTATAACCTTGCGGCACAGCAATCAATGGTTCACCCCGGTGCTTACCAAACGGCATAATTTTAACATCAATTGGACTGTCGGCAAACTCAATTAAATCTGCAATCGATGTATTCCCATGACGTTGTATCATTTCTTTAAATACTTCTAGGGTAACTAAAATATCAGCCAACGCTCGATGCGGATTTAAACCTTTAAGATCAATATCAATTAAACCAAACATATAGCGGAGTGCCTGTACCTTACGTGATGACGCTGTAGGAAACATGTGCTTGGCCAACCGTAACGTACATAACCATTTATTGGTTAATTGCGGTAGCATACCTGAATCAAACTGTGCATTATGGGCTGCTAACACTGTATCCCCAACGAAATCGAATAACGCCGGTAATACATCAGGCATCGTCGGTTTACCGATCACATCACGCGCAGTTAAATGATGCACTGCACTCGCTTCCGGTGGGATATCCATTTCGGGGTCTATCAATTGTTCGAAAGTATCAATAATTTCCCAATCCGGTGATACCCGGATAGCAGCAATTTCAATTACTTTGTCTTTTTCGTGATCAACACCGGTAGTCTCAGTATCGATAATAATAATATCTTCATTTAGATTCATTTTAATTCCTCAATAGTTAAAGCGTTTAACTCACGAACTGTACATGAAAATAAATAATCCTTAGATCGTTGTTCTTGAGGTAAACTATTGTATGTTTTTATACACGGATGTGTTTTAGCATCAGCATCTTTTACTTCACCGTATACCCAACCATCTTTAATTTTTTCTTCTAGCCAACTAATATGGCTATCCTCCGGTGTGGCGTCTGGGTTTTTTATATGAAATTTTACACCATTTATAGCACTCTCCCTCTGCCATTCTGGTGAATTATCCCAGGATTGTTGACTACTATCACCTATGGAAACACAATAGGCGCGATTAACTTCATGTGCAATTCTTGCAATACTTTCTATTTTCATTATCCCAACTCCTTGTGTTCTAAATTGTGGCATTTACTACATAACCATCTAACTTCTAACGGTTTACTATAATCATTATGATGTTTCTGTATTCGATGAGTGGCGTCACACCTTTCACACGGTTGTCTTTTTAATTTCCCGTCCCTAACTGCATTGTTCGCAGCATTTATGGCTTTTACCTTTTCAGGGTTATTATTATTCCATTTTCTCTTGGAAGGATTACTTTTACCATCCCGTTGTCGTTTTGCCCTAGCTTTAACCCGATGCGGCAATGTACTACGCCTATTATCATAATTTCTATAATATTCTAGTCTTCTTTTTCTAGTTGCCCTTTGTTGAGCACACTTACATATTTTACAAATATTAAGATAACCATCACTCATCCCTGAGTGTTTATAAAACTCAATATAGGGCTTATTTTTACCACATTCAGTACATGTTTTCACAACAATCTAGCCAAATGGTATATCGTCGTCGAAATCAGTACTCATTGGGCTGCTGGGTGTACTACCTTCTTTCGGCTTTACCCGTAATGAAAAGAATTTTTGCCCAAACCGCGGGCTACCAGTCTTTTTAACTTCAGATACCCAAGCGGAAAGCCAAAATTCCGTACCATCGATATCAATTGAGCCCTCATGGGTAGGACTTCTATCGTCCTTACGTTTTTCGTTCTTAAATAAAACACCCGAATTAGTGTTGCCATATGCCATTCTATTTTTCTCCCAATAAGTTACTAACCATATATATGTATGTTACAAATAAAACAAAACCCCAAACAAATTGACCAATTAACATTCCTTTTATAGCCACTATCAAATGTTCCTCCCCCCCGTGCTTTGAAGCAAACAAAGCAGTAGCTACTATTTTTATCGGTATAACGGCCATAAGACCAGCTATAAAGGGGTCCAATCGCTGAACAAAAAATATTGCAACCACTATTAAAATTGTGATGACCAATATTACCAATTTAATTTACCTTTTAAAAATCCATGTACTATTTTGAAACTCTCTGGCAAAAAATCTTCGCCAATAATATGAACGTATCACCGAAACTATAGTGAATATTGATACAATAATGAAGCTATCATCAAGTTTTAAAAGCCCATGCTCAATGGCAACGACAATTAAGTTCCAGACAAAATATGAAAGTATCATACCAGAACCTATGTTGGCTGTTACTTCGATTCTCGATTCTAGCTTCGACTGCTCCATTACTTTAAGTGCTTATCCAGTATGCCGCGCTCTTCAAGTAAATTACGGACGTTAGCGTTAACCGATTTGAATCCGTCAGGGAATCGTTTAGCTAACTTTTCAATATTAGCTTCCATAACCACAGATGGTGACGTTTCAAGCAATCGCATGATGATCATATCGTACCACCAACCGTCACCGACTTCTTCCAGTAAATGTACCGGATCAAGGTCAGCATTTTCAAACACGTACTTAATGATAGGTTCAACGGCCTCCATCGTTTCAGTGATCTTACCCATGGCGGCATGCAGTAGTTCCATTTGCATCGGCCCGAGGTTCGTGTCCTTGTGATCCATGGCGGGTTCGGGTGTATCATCGAACAGATTGTTAAATTGTTCTTTAGAATACTCCTTACCATATATTACATCTTTCTTTACACCATCAATGACATTGGCCATGCCGGACATACCAGTGATAACTCCCATTAATATATCCACATGGTGGCCTTTAACTACCCCGCCTTCGGGGAATTTCTTCTCGGTGCACTCGGTTGCGTTTAAATAATCAATTGATTCCATTACTTCTCTCCTTCAGTTATACTGCAAATGCATATTTAATATGTTCATGGTGGTTGTAATCCAATAAACGAAAATCGTTTGATGTTACCCACGTCTCAAGGTCTTCCAGTGTCTCAATATGTGGATTAATCCATAAACGCGGTAATTTAAATGGTTCACGTTCTATCTGAACTTTCATATCCTCAATTTGATTTTCATAAATATGAATATCATGCATGAAGTGTGTAAATTCACCAACTTTTAACCCAGTAATGTGGGCCATGACACTTAATAACCAAGCATACCCGGCAATATTAAATGGGATACCCAATGGTACATCACAACTCCGCTGGTACATCGATAGATTGAGTTTGTCACCTTGGATACCAAATTGATAGAACATGTGGCACGGCGGTAGGGCCATTGCGTCCATCTCACCGGGGTTCCAGTGAGTTACAATTTCACGACGATTATCGATGCCTTGTTTAAGATCATTATAGACATTTTTTAATTGATCAATCCCATCCCAATCCCTTGCCTGTGTCCCATATATCCGCCCAAGATCATCCGTACCCTTACGGTGTCGGCTATTAAGCCATTGTTCGTTTTCATTTGCATTAGCATCCCATACTTTACAACCCAGTGCGCGAAAATCGGCAGCATTATCATAACCACGCAGGAAACCTAGCATTTCTGCCACTACTGATTTAAAGGCCAATTTCTTGGTGGTAACAGCAGGGAATCCTTTACTTAAATCAAATTTCATCATATCACCGGTATAACCGATATGATCAATCCCAGTGCGATTGGTCTTTCTGATACCATTTTCCATTGTTTTTTTACATAAATCCAAATACTGTTTCATTTTCTACCCTTTCTAATTAACTATACTCAAAATTTGAGCGTGGAATTTCTGTCGAGGCACCGCTTCCATCATATTGCGGCCCTCTCTAGATTCCGCCAATCTGCGACGATCACGGATGGCTTCCTGTTCAGGTTTTTGAATCTTTTTAATGATCTCCATACACTCAGCCACAGTCTCGGGCTCTATGATTATTTCTTCTGTTCTTACAAGAGGCGTAGCAAATATAGAAAAGTCTTCTATATCCTTACGTTCCATTTTCATCATTTGTGGTCGTGCGTCTATCGGCCTGAATTCTGATAAATCATCATGTAAACTTGTGATGACTGCTTTATTGACCATCCATTGAATATTAATAGTCGGTAGCCTCCGACCATCAAAACGAACATTCTCAAAATAATCAAAACGGATCATTTCGCTCATCCCATACATTTGAAAATCTCTGTGCCTTAGAGCGATCCTTAAACCCAGACTTTGGAAGTCTTCCTCTGCAGATATCTCCCACCCGGCCTGTTGCAGGTGGGTGGACATAGCCGACCACCCACCCCAGCGGATTTCAAAAGGCTTACTAAGTAAAACGGATTCCACTAATTACCCTCAGCAATCGCGGTCATTAGGTCTTCTAACTTACGTTCTTCATTTTTTAAGGCAACACGACAATTTTCAACGACCCTCATTTGAGACTTTAGACGTTTTTTCGCTTCCTTTTCTTGTTCCTCCCTGAATTCTTTTTGTGCTTCAGATTGAACTTTACTTACATCAACTAATGCAACCATGATTTATCTCCTTACTATGATGATTTTAAATGGGAAAAAACGCTCTAACAAGCCCTTTCTATCCCTGAGTTTACCCTTAGCTAATTCTACTGCTTCTCTAAATCTTTCCTCCTTAAGTTCCTCCTTAGCCTGCTTTTCTATCTCTTTAACATCCATCATAATAGGTACCTCCTCTTAATCAGCACACCAAACACTTCCACATCGAGTGCATATTTTTCTGTTAAATAATCTATTTATAAATCCTTCTTTATTAATTGGATTGCAGGTACTGTGTTTACATGGTTTATCGGGGCAAATATATCTATATTCTTTATTGCCTGTTTTTGTCTCATATCTGCGGGTCCATTCCTTAATTTCTTCTTTCCCACACTCTCTACAATAGGTAGCCACTTTCACCCTCCACTATATGTAACTCATGCTTCGCTCTGGTCACTGCTACATACCAAACCCTAGCTTCAGAATCTGGGTCCTTTACCGCTGATTCCACGGTTCGTTGTGTCATACCAGTATTTACCACTACCACATCTGATTCATGACCCTTAGCACCGTGTATACTTGATAATTCAATTTTCGGTTCTGCATCAAAATCAATCTTATTGTAATAGTCCAACATCCAATATGGTATCTTTAGTGCTTTTTGCCATGTCATCTTTGATAATTTAGCGAAATCTTTATCAGCTAGATATTGGGCAGTATGCGGGTAAGCACACCTCCTTATTGCTGAGGCATCTTTATCGGTTAATGACCCTTCATCCATCAATCTTTTCCATTTTCGTATGGCGTTGGCATATCGATTTTGAAGCAGTCCCGGCATACCTGACCTAACTTTATAAGGTAAGGCATTATCAATTAAAATCTCCTCCATATCTTTCCTGATAGAATGATTTCTAAATAAAATTAGGATATTACCTTCTAATGGAACCGTCATAAATGTGGAGTGTCTAAATAATTTACCCTCTTCATCACGTGGTTTATATTCTTTTTTAACTCGATCTTTAACAGGACTGATTATCTTATTCGCTAAATTGTGAACAACTAACGGTATGCGCCATGATTGTTCTAATATTTTTCGTTCAGCGTTATATTTCTTCTCAAACTTAACCATCCCTTGCGGGTCGGCACCTCCCCAATAGAATACCGCTTGGTCATCATCACCGGAAATAATGATGTGATAAGCCCACTTGGACATTTCATCAATCACCTTCCATTGTAAAGGCGATAAATCTTGAGCCTCATCAATAATGAAAATAGCAATATTGTGATTGATCGGTCTATCTATGTACTTTTGAAGCATATCGGTAAAATCAATATACCCATACGTCTTTTTCCACTCTTCATACGCCACGTGGAATTTAGTGAATAAAGCAAAAGAACCCGGTCGGCTTGAATTTGCATAAGTAACTTCAGGGCTTTCCATTTTAGCCCTAGATAGATCATAGATTGCTAAAAATTCATCACCTATTTCAACTTCTTCAACCTCTGGTCCACGGCCCACAATGGGAACATGCACCAACTTACTGAATTCTAATAATTTAGTAATGTCAATTACTTGGCCATTACTGATGCCGCATAATCTATATACCATACTGTGTATCGTGGATGCATGGCCCGCTCTCTCACCCTCCGGGGCTCTGCCGACTATCTCTGCAGCGGCTGTCTTAGTGTGTGATAGGAAAGCTATATATTTAGGGTCCCGGCCTTGTTTTATTATGTCCCTCTGAATTCTGACTAATTCAGTAGTTTTCCCAGTGCCGGGTGGCCCATAGATAGCATAAGCTTTCATTTATTAACCTTTGTAAACATGCCACACCTTGTAGCCATTGTCCATGAACACGGTGCCGATGTACTTTGAATTTTCTACTTCAATTATTTCATGTCCAGTACCATGGACTCTGAAAGTTACATCAACCAACTTTCTTTCTGTGTTGATCTCAGCCCATATACAGATACTTCCGTGTTGTTCATGTACTGTTAGAATTTTAGCACCGGCTGGCATCTGTATCAGACTAATCCCGATAGCTATTGGGTATTTATGAATCTTTTTCATTTTACTACCCTCAGGACTGGCTTGATGGAAGCTGATTTAGTTAATTTCAGCTCACAACCCACGGCCTTAGCCACTTTAATAATTGTGCACAGTCGCGGCGATTTAGTCTTCCCAGTCATCCAATTGTATAACGTACCGTGCGCACAACCAGCCGACTCCGCTACACTTTCAAGATTGTAACCGCTGAGGATACCTTTTAGATCACTGAATATACCACCATTGATATTCTGTTTTAGACTAGTTGCTCTCATTACATTATTCTCCTGTGAAATTCCCATAGACCATCCAATCTTTCACAAATATCGTAGATTGGGATAACATGGCCTTCAACTACTTCGTCAAATAAGTGTGGGGCTACTGCAGTGTACTCAACTATACCGTTCTCAACGTTTGAGCCTGCTTCCATGATTACCATACCGCTTAACAATTCTTTAACGACATCAAATTGCAATCGTATCATAGATACCGGTATACCGAATCTGCCAACACGTGATAATCGAGGGTCTAAAATGACACTCTTCTTATCATTTATACCAATGATACTACCCATATTCTCTCCTCTCTATGTAAAAAATGGTACGGAGCCTTTACAATAACCTCGCATATAGGGTACACAAAGCTGATTGGTTCCGACCCCGCACCAAAACTTTAAAAACTACTGATGATGTTGGGTGTGGCTGTATCAAACCCGACCACATCCAACATTCCGGCATCTTTAGGGTCCGCAATACTGAACCCGTTTGACACCATCCCTACAACAACCAACTTGGCTGGAATTCCCATCTTCTGGCGATAAGCATCTAACGCCTGAACCGGATGAGGTCGCCCTGCGTATGTTTCATTATCAGTGTAAATAACAAAAGTATCAACCTCGATGTTATTCTTCGTGGCCCATACCATTGGTAATGCGCAATCAGTCCTTCCGAATGAATGTGACCGTGTTGTATTTATTACTTGGTCAAGCCGCATTCGAGGTGTGATACCCAGATCACGGAATTCATCGGCGAATCCCATGACACAATACTGACTTTCAGATCGCGCAGTAACCATCGCCATCGCAGCCGATGCCACATTCGGTGAGATCCCGGCGACCCCGGCGATATTACCCCAAGTCATCGAGCCTGATACATCAATACCTAACAAGAATCGATTACCAGTTGGCTTGACATTACCGAATGATAAATAAAAAGCGTCATCCAGTGCATCGACCACCTGTGGTACTGGCATCCATGTGCCGTTCCCGCGCACCCCCTGCCCTCCCCCGTACGTCGTCAGTGCCGCCAGCACCGATATAGGGTGGACGCGTGAGCGTTGCAGGGAAGCCTCGTCGCGCAGCCGGGACACTATAGTACTGGCGGCTGATGACATAGGCTTTAATAGACCGCATTTCGACATATTACCTAGATTTCGAATCATGGCCATTAAAGGCATTTTTTCCAATAATGCTTCCCATACCCCAGGATCAGTCATGAATTGTGTCGGGATCATTTCACGGGTCAGACCGTACATACCGATCTGCGTGGCCATCTCTTTGGCAGTCTCTGTGTGTTTAGCGATTTCAAATCCGCGAATGATCGAAGGTAATTCGGCCTCAGATTGCTTACCGACAGCATAAGCATATAGAGCATTCCGTGAAATGTCATCAGTCTTTGGATGTGCTAATCGCATCAAGTCCCGGTGCGACCAACCATCACGCTGTTGGTACTTGATAATTTGGTAGGCTAACTTGCCCATATCTTTATCATTATACCATTTAGCAACAGCATTCCGCATTCCACGGCCCCAGCCGCCAAAAGCCTCGCGGTAAGCCACGAAATTGAACAGGTGTGTCCCGATTCGTGCAACCTTAGGCAGTGCATCATAAGCGGTACGACGCGTTTCCACATTACCAAACTTGGTGCACATAGCTAATGCGAATAGAGCAGGATCATTTTTAGGTGCACGACCGGCGTCACTGATCTCAACGATGATGTTCACAGTCCGAACACCGTCGGCCTTGATACATTCGCGAACAGCCTCGGCGTTCTCAATAGTTAACTTTTTTTCGTTAACGTAGTACGTCCCACCGGATGAGCCCAGAATCAAGAATTGATTTAATCGAGCCCAACAATCCATAGCATAACCGAAACCACCTGCATTATTTGGAACCTGATCACTACCCGGAATCTTTTCAGACTGGGGTGTTTCTTTAGTGCTATAATGATCTTGCATATTTTGCATTTTCTCTCTCCTCTTTGATGGGCTAATTGGCCCATATAACTAAAAATTGGTGGCAGGGTGACTGGATTCGAACCAGCGACCTAAAGTTCCCGATTATCGTTATCTGTCGGCCCCTTCATGCGACTGGATGGGCAAGTGATTGAAAACGAATTTTATACTTTTGCTCTAACCAACTGAGCTACACCCTGCATAAAAATGCGGATTAATTTAAACGACTGAGCGGATTAACATCCAAAGTGGTAACGCTCAATCATCCGACCCGCAATACTCTTTAAAAATGGCGGCGTGGGGTAGATTCGAACTACCATCAACCCATTAAAAGTGGAGAACTCTTGTTCATCGGCTCTTTAAAAGAGCAAGTTGCGATCAAGAAGTTATAGCTGCTCTACCAGTTAAGCTACCACGCCTAAAATTATGCGGGCTAGTTGGTTGTAATCGAATTTGTCATTAGCGTTGATAATCGATTACATCCGGCCCGTCTAATTTCTTTAGTACTCGGAACCTTCCTCCGTTTCCGGAGCTGTTTCACCCTCAACGCTGCGATCAACCTCGACGTTAACTTCGCCGCTGTTAACACTTTCGTACATACCTTCGGCCTTGTTGTAAACAGCCTCAACCGGGAAGCCCACGTTGGAGATCGAATAATTAAAGAACGACTGATTCTTGGAATTCGTTTCTTCAACAACCCCCAAGCGATACACCCGGCTAAATCGATCACCCTCATTAAGGCGAATCAGACTATTCAATGCACGGCTAACTTTCAGCTTGGTGCGGGACATTGACAATACTGCTTCTTCGATGCGACCATCGGCATGGCCGATCATCACAAAGTGCTGTGCAGTTTCGGTTGCTTCGGCTTCACAGGTTTCTTCAGCCTTAACTTCTGCAGTTCGTGCCTCAGCCTCAGCCTTGTTTGAGAAAGCACCCCGGAAACCACCGCCATCATCACGGTCTTTCCACACAAGATATTCTTTCTTAAACATCACCGGTACAATCATAAGTTCAGTACCATACAACTCGCGAGTCAGGCTGTTGAATAACATACCCTCTTCAGCGCCCTCGATGTAACCGGGATCTTTTTTCTTACGGGCAGGTGATAGTGACTGCACGATTTCGATTCGGGGGATAACTAAATCTTCAGCCCCCACATTCTCGGAACCACGGGCAGTTTCTGTCTGCTTGATGTAAGAAGGTAGATTGTCACTCTTTTCAACTACCGCTACTTCTTTCTTTTTTACTGTTGTCATTTAACTTTCCTCTGTTCTGTTGCGATTTTCGTTCTATAAACCCTACCACGCAACGGGTTGATAAGGTTATTTCGTTTTAGTAATACTTGCTCGGGAGAATGGGGTCACCTTAAACAACTCTTCTGGTAGAACCTCTTCACCCTTTTTCAAAATCTGCTTGATGGCCGCTTTCAATGATGATGCATTAACAGTCGGTTGGATCAAGTCACCATGTTGATTATCTTCCAGCCATTGATAGGCTTCTTTCTTCTTACCTGATACGATACTGGCATAGATGTCGGATGTTAGGCCGATTCGACCGATGCCATCTAGATTGAAACTCCCTAAGCCCTCATCCTCCATGGCGGTGGGGATTACCTGTAAACGCAGGAAATCAAACCGTTTCTGTAGGGCTTTTTTTACTGTGTCAGCAGCATCTAAGTCCGTACGTACTGTTTTCATGTGTCGGGCTAAATCCGCAGCCGATAGATCGTTATACTCAGCATATGCCGTTGTTTCTTCACTCATTGTCTCTTTCCTCTAGTCTATTTTAACAGTGATATTATTGTAACGTCTGTAATGATTATCCCATTTTAAAATGTTAACAGTTGTTCCTTTTTCCCGTGCAATCATAAATGCGACGCCAATCGCTATCGGTGAACCGGAAGGCATAATAAGGTCAACGCCGGGGATGTAATCAGACATATTATTTCGGATTTCCTTAATAATATCGCCATTTTTTAAGGATGTCGGTATCGGGCTAAATTCGCAAAAAATTAAAAAAACTACCTCCCCGAATTCCTGAGCCTCGGTGTAATTATGGTTACCTTCCTGTGTAATAAA